ATTATGTTAACCTAGCTTACAAGAATCTAAAACTTTTTATGGTTTTGACCCTTTTAACTATGGTCAACATAATGCTCTGATTATGTTGAATTTTCACAGTCCACATGGCGCACCCGCGAGGGGAACGCCAGATTGTGAAGTATCCGGCTCAACCAGGTCTTGTCAACCTGGTAGTGAAGGCATGATCAGACATCCTTTGGACCATCTCACTAGTGAGATGGTTCTTAGGCCTCTGACTACCTCCCCTAAAAAGGAGGAAGGTCAGAAACCCAGAGTCCGATCGCACTAAAAGCGTAAGAGACTTTGACCGTAAGGCTACTGCCAAGGTTGTAAAGAAAACTTTACGTTTTCTTCGCACCCTTGCCCTTAATAAGGCGCTTCTCAAAACCTTAGATGGAATTGAGAAGGGGCAACTAGCACTTATTGCCAAGGTTGATCCCAAACTTTTAGCATCCTGACTTAAAGAGGACTTTCTCATTATCAAGAATTTCTTCTTGATAGGGAAGACTACGGAGGTGAACCAAAGTAAAGTGTGGCGCAAGACTGCGCGCACTTTACCAGTTCCCCCGTATCTAGTACCCGTGTTCAATATTAAGTGAACACGATGAGACAAGATTCTCCTTATGTCGGCACTCCGCACCTATCGATATATATCTGTACCAACTCCACATGACCTATCTACTATCGTTCGAGGACTAAGTCTTCGAAGATGGTGATCTGTCATAGTGGTGGGGTATGAGATAATATCTCGATGAGATGCTCTCGGGTTTCCGAATTCGATGCTGGGCTACCGCCCTCCAAAGTTAGATTCCATTAATCCTTGGGCTCTTTGAAGTCCTGGGTCGTTAGACCTAAAGACTTTTAAGGCTTCGGGACCAAATGGTCTCCACTTATGGGGGCGTGTATCAGATCTATTTGTGATTGCCAATAAGCCTATCCTTATCTGCTTGATAGAATCATTTCTATCCAACTGATGTCAAGTTTTGAAATTACCAAGAATCCCCGGAGCAATCCGAGGACCTCGAGGTCTTCTAAACTGACTTGGTTGAGAATCGATTTGAAATCTAAAAAGTAAGATTAAAGGTGCCTTTCATCTTCATAATACACTAAACTTCGGCAAGTGCCGTCGATTAGCTGTATTTAGAGATGGGGCAGGGAAATGACGTTACATTGCAATTGGAGATTGGTTAACTCAGTTAACCCTTCGACCAGTGCATGTAATGATCATAGCTCTTTTAAAGAGTATTCCCATAGATGCTACTTACGATCAACAAAAGATTCACTTAGTATCAAAAGAATGGGCTCTTCTGGGTAAGAAGGCTCACTCAATTGATCT